AGTAATCAAAAGAAAACACACTGCAAGAATGGCCATGAATTTACTGAAGAAAACACTTACATTTATAAATCAAATAGTAGGCGCATGTGTCGTGATTGTAGTAACTCTTACCAACGTGCTTATTACGCTAGAATTAAATTAATCTAATGGAAGCTTTAGTGCCAATTCTTGTAGCCATTATTGGTGGACCTGTAGTAGTTATATTACAAAAATTAAGAAAAGAAAACACTAGCCAACATGCCGAATCAAGACAATTGTTAAATATTGTTGTTGATAAAGTAGATAGAGTCGACAACAAATTAGATGGACACATAACGTGGCATCTCGATAAGGAGAAAAAATGAAAAGCAAAGGGAAACCAAAGTTTGGAATAATGGTTGCAGTAACCACATCACCAGTAGGAAAAGCTTATAAAAAAGCTGAGAAACAAATGGCTGGCAAAAAGTCAAAAGCTCCTAGTGTAAAGAAGATGAATAAACAAGAGGCTATGGAACAGCGTGGCTACAAAGGAACAGGCGGAAAGTAAATGCCTTTTTCAAAGTATTCACCAAAGCAAAAGAACCTTGCAGCAGTTGCTGAACCACGCAAGAAAATAACCGCAGCCGATTTAAAAGCTCTTAATGCAAAGAAGAAGAAAAAGTAGATGCTAGCGAATAAAAAATACAATGCCCAGAAGAGTACAACTACGCCAGTATGGGACACAAAGAACCCAAAATCGAAGTCAAAGAAGCTCTCTCCCGCACAGAAAACGGAAGCGAAATCAAGGGCAAGCAAGGCAGGAAGGCCTTACCCTAATCTTATTGACAACATGGCAGCAGCCAGAAAGAAAAAGAAGTAATGGGAAAATCATCTAAGCATTATCTGCCTAACGGCAAAGAATACATGGGTGCAACACACAAGATGGACGGTCAAGTTCATACTGGTGTTAAGCACAGTGCCACAAGTAAAGTGCTCAAGCACACTAAACCAAAGAAGAAGTAATGGCAAAGAAAACTCCTAAGACAGCAGCGTGGACACGCAAAGAAGGCAAAGACCCTTCTGGTGGACTTAATGCTAAAGGACGTGCCTCATACAAAGCCGAAACAGGTGGAACACTTAAACCACCAGTCTCTGCTAAACAAGCAGCTAAGTCACCCAAAGCTGCAGCAAGACGTAAATCATTTTGCGCTAGGATGGAAGGAAATCCAGGACCAATGAAAGACACAAAAGGAAAACCAACACGTAAGGCTTTAGCTTTAAAGAAATGGGACTGCTAATGGCTCGCACAAGCAACGCTGATAAATTATCTTTATATAGAACTAGAATTGATTCTTCCAGAAAATGGAGGAAGAATGAACAGTATGACAATCTATGGCAAAGAATGGTTAACCTCTATCGTGGCCGTCATTATCGTGGCTCAATTCCTGGTGATAGACTACTGGTTAATATATGCTTTTCAACTATTAACACTTTGGCACCTGCTGTTTCAATTGGTCGTCCAAAGATTAATGTTAATGCACGTCGTCCAGAAGATGGCGATAAGGCTGTAGTAACTGAAGCTATTATTAACTACTGGTGGCAGCATTACGAATGCCAAGAAGAATTTCAACGTTCAGTTAAAGATTATTTGATTCTTGGTCATGGTTGGGTTAAGACTGGTTATCGTTTTGTTGAAGAATCTAAACTAGATAAAATTGATTCAACTGCAGATGAAGCTATTGACAATGTTGAAAAAACTGGTGAGATTGAATCAGAAATGGTTATTCGTGAAGACCGTCCTTTCTTAGAGCGTATTGACCCATTTGATATGTTCATTGACCCAAGTGCTACTTGCATGAATGATATGCGTTGGATTGCACAAAGAATCCGCAGACCATTAAAAGATGTACAAAATGACCAACGTTATGATTATGCAGCTCGCAAAGAAGTAAGTCCTTCTTCTATTACTAGTACAACAGGTACTGCTGGCCAATCAGCTGATAACAATACATATTCAACTTATTCAAATAATAATCCATATGATAGTTATTGTGATGTTTTTGAGTATTATGATATTAATGCTGGAACTATGTGTGTATTCTCAGATACAGGTGGAGAAAAGTTTTTAATTAAACCAACCTCAATACCTTATGTTTTTGGTCATCCTTTCTTCATGCTTCGTAATTATGATATTCCTAACTTTTTTTATCCAATGGGTGAGCTAGAAGCAATTGAACCATTGCAGATGGAATTAAACGAAACTCGTACACAGATGATGAACCATAGAAAGCGTTACTCACGTAAGTGGTTGTTTAACGAATCAGCATTTGATGACTTTGGTCGTTTGGCTTTACAATCTGATGATGATAACGTTATTGTTCCAGTTAAAGGAAATGAAAATCTTAATAATGTTGTTGTGCCAATGCCGGCATTAATAAACCCACCTGAGTTTTATAATCAATCTTCTTTAATTACAAATGACATTGACCGTGTATCAGGTGTATCAGAATACCAACGTGGCATCATTCCAGAGACAACTCGTACTGCACGTGAAGCCTCAATCATTGCTGAATCAGGCAATGCAAGAGTTGCTGAAAAATTAGTTAGCATAGAAAATGCTATAGCTAGATGTGCAAGTAATTTAATAATGTTAGCACAGCAATATTTAACTGGAGAACAAACTGTTCGTATAGTTGGAACAGAAGATGCTCCAGTCTGGTTGACGTTTGATAAAGATTATATTGCTGGTGAGTTTGACTTTACTGTTGAAGCTGGTTCTACTGCTCCTCGCAATGAGGCATTCCGTAGAGATATGGCACTTCAGATGGTTTCAGCTATGCAACCATTCGCTCAAGCTGGTCTAGTCAATATGCCTAAGCTAGCAGAGTATGTACTTGGTACTGGTTTTGGCGTAAAGAATCCAGAGGCTTTTTTAACTCAACCACCTCCTCAGGGGATGGAAGGAGAAGGCGGAATGCCAATGGGTCCTGGAGGACCGCCTATGCCTCCTGAGATGATGGCACAAGGTGGACAACCTCCACCTGTACCACCTGAAGTCCTAGCACAAGCTGGATTGGGTGGACCTCCACCTATGGAGCAAGCTCCAGAACAAGTAATGTTAAGTGAAGAAGAATTAATAAATGTTATTGAAGGACTACAATCAGGCCAGTTAACTCCAGAGGATTTGCCTCCAGAAGTTTTAGCTCAAGTTGAAGAATTCTTAGCTCAACAGGGTGGTGGACAAGAAGCACCTGAAATGGAAGCACCTCAGGGTGGAGTTCCTGATGAATTAGCTTTAATTATTGAAGGATTACAATCTGGAGATTTAAAGCCAGAAGATGTTCCGCCTGAAATCCTAGCTCAAATAGAAGCTATGATGCAAGGGCAGCAACAATAAAATAACAATTTATGTAATAAAAAATCTATGTATATAGGAACAACCTTAAAGAAGGAAGAGGAATCCAATGAGTGAAAACGACATTGAAATTAATGCTAACGATACTGATTTAGAAAACCCCGCAATAGACGGACAAGTAGAAGAATCTTTCGAGGTAGCAGATGCCCCAGTAGAAGAAGAATTAGAACTTTTTGACTATACACAGTTTGCTGATAATAAAGTAAAACTGCAAGTAGATGGTGAAGACGTAATAGTTCCATTAGCAGAGGCAATAGCTGGGTACCAGCGTCAAGCGGATTATACCCGCAAGACACAGGAACTTAGCGAACAAAGAAAGCAAGCCCATTTTGGTGTGGCCCTTCAGCAAGCGCTAGAGGAAGACCCAGCTGGAACCTTGCAGATGTTGCAAGAGCATTACGGAGCTGCCCAGCCGTCAGAAGATGACGAATGGTTAGACCCAGCAGAGCTACATCTACGACAATTAGAACAAAGAATTTCTTCTTTTGAGCAAGCAAAAGCAATGGAAGACCTTCAGAGAACTGTCGATTCTTTACAGACAAAATATGGAGACGAATTCGACCCCGAAGAAGTAGTCGCTAAAGCACTTGCACAAGGCTCATCTGACTTGGAAGCAGTTTTTAAACAAATTGCTTTTGATAAAGTATATGCCCAAGCTCAAGTTGGCAAAAAGAAGATGGTTGAGGAATCAACTAGAACTCAAGCTAAACGTGAAGCAGCAATTGTTTCTGGTGGCAATTCGGCAAAGACTACAACTCCTATTAAGCCTGATGCACCAAAATCAGTATATGAAGCTTATGAGGCAGCAAAACGCCAATTAAACTTAAATTAACATTAACCTCTATAAGGAGAAAACAACATGGCCGCAAATGCCGACTTTAATGCAATTCTATCAACGACATTGCAAAACTATCAGCCAACATTGGTTGACAACATATTCAAGGACCTAGTCCTTCTTAACCACATGAACGAAAAAGGGAGAGTCCGCGTCGAAGAAGGCGGTACTCAAATAATCGAGCCATTGATGTATGCAGTAAACGATACTGTTGCAACCTACTCAGGCTATGACACGATTGACCTTACTCCACAGGACGGCATCTCAGCTGCAGAATACGATTGGAAGCAGATGGCTGCTTCTATCGCAATCAGCGGTATTGAAGAAGCTAAGAACCGTGGAACAGAAGCAATCATCAAATTGTTGAATGCTAAAATTATGCAAGCTGAAATGTCATTGAAGAGCACGCTTAACGCACAACTCTTTGGTTCAGCAGCAGGCGGAAACGACTTTAACGGTTTGGGCAACATTGTTGGAACCCAGAACAACACAGTCGGTGGAATCAACGCAACCAGCAACACTTGGTGGAACCCAACACAAGCAACAAACATGGCTGCAACGCTTTCGCTTGCAAACATGGCTGATGTTTACAACCGTGCTTCAAAAGGAAGCGATGTTCCTGACATTATCGTCACGAACACCAGCTTGTTTGAAAAGTATGAGTCATTGTTGACAAACAATGTTCGTTACCAGGACGTAGCTAAGGCTAATGCTGGTTTCCAGAACTTGATGTTCAAGCAGACACCAATCGTGTTTGACCTTGAGCTTGCAGTTGACACATCCGATGCGCCAATGTACTTCCTTAATACGAAGTACCTCAAGCTCACCGGATTGAATGGTTACTGGTTCTCAACTTCAGAGTTCATGAACGGTACTGTAGCAGGCGTTGACGCCCGTTACGCATTGGTACTTGCTTATGGACAGTTGACCTGTAGCAACCGTGCACGTCAGGGTTACATCACAGCTGACGCGTGATATAGTTTCGTTAGTAGGGGAAGTTTAAAAGTTGTCATCCTTCGGATAACTCTTCCTCTACTAATGATTATATAATATAAAATAAAACAAATTCTAATTAATAAAAATTAGTTAGGTATCTGCCGAAAGGCAAGGAGACATACAACTATGGCAACAAATAACAAATTTATAGTAGAAAGAACAAACGTTCTTTCAGCCGACGTAACACTCGGTGTATCATACGCAGCACTTGACTCTGGAGACTTTGGTTGGTACGGAAAAGCTGGAGAAACTTACGAGTTTGAAGCTCGTGTAGCTTACTCAGCAGTAGCAGCAACCGACGGTGCAGCGTTTTCAATTACAGCAAGCGCAACTCCAACAACCGTTGCATTCATTTCCGAATACAACACAGATGCAACTACAGTCGTTCGTACGGCTGGTGTAGCAATTGACACTCCAGACCATGGTAGTGCTTCAGTAATAAGTACCACTGGTTTAAACCAAGCATTTGTTTATGGTGTAATTACGCCATCAGCAGATGGATTCATTGGAGTTAGTGGCATTGCAGAAAATGCATCAACAATCATTGCAAAGGGTACAATCTCAACTTTAAGTTGGAAGCGTATATTCGTTGGCGACAACGAGTCTTAATTTTAAGCTACCGTAGGAAGTGCCACCAGGGGTTTAATCCTCTGGTGGTATTTCTCTAAAACATTTTAACAACGAAGGATTTTATGAATAAAGAATCTCAAAATCAAGGACAAGGATTAGCTGGAACCGAACCTTATGGTTCTGTTGGTGGAGCTCGTTCTATTGCAAGTTCTCATGCGCCTTATCATAATTCAAAAGTAGAAATTGCTCCACCATCAGGGATTGAATATGGTGGAGTTTTTTATGCTAAAGGACTTTGTCAGGCTATAACCCTGAAAGACATACAGTGTAAAGCGCCAAAAGCAAAGGGTACTGATTATTGCATTGGGCACCTTGCTCGTCTCAATAAACTTGGAGAAAGCCCTGAAGAAGGCCCTGAAGAAATTTCAGAATAGATTGGAAATAAATAATGGCTGCAGCCTTAACCACTGGTATTAATACTTATTATTTAATACAGTATCTTGAAGACATATCAGAATTGGATATTGGCATTGGTGACGAAGTTGATATTAATCAAACTTTAGTTTTACAATTTATAAAAGAAGGTTACCAAAGAGTAATTTCTCTTTATGACCGTTGGCCTTGGTTTCAATCTATCTACACTTTTAATACAGTTAACAACCAACGTGGATATAGCACTGGTTTTACTTTAACGAATACAACTTCAACTGCAATAACAACTCCTGTTTCTGCAACCTATGCAAGTATTGCTCAAATTATTAATCTTGTTAATAATACAAATGGTGGCAATGAACTAATTTACATTGACCAATTTAAAGCAGAATCAATATGGGTTGGAACAAGTGACCAATCTGACATTCCTGCTTATTGGTCTTTGTGGGCAGGGCAAGTTAACCTATGGCCTAAGCCTAATGATGTTTATGCTATTACAATGCGTGGCTATAGAGTTCCAAGCTTAGCTTGGTTAGATAACTTAGGCGCAAACTCAACTGAATATGTTGACCTTGATACAGAGTTCCACATGATGCTTATCAACTTTGTGATGATGCGCATTTTCCAGTATCAAGAAGACCCAGAAATGGCTGCCGTTTATCAGCGTCATTTCCAAGAGGGTGTAGCAATTGCGCAGCAGAACATAAGTGCACCAAATAGCAACCAACCTTTAATAATGAGCGGTGGACTACTTCTTAATGGAGCTGCCAATACCGCCTATGGTTATGGCTATGGTCCAGCTTTTAGTGTTATACCTGGTAGTCCTAGTCCTTTTGGTAGGCCATATTAAATGGTAGCAATTAACTTTTTGCAAGCATCTGATTTTACTGGTGGCATTAACTTTCGTGCGGACCAATTTCAGTTAGCTCCAAATGAATCTCCGGGAATGCTTAACGTTGATATTGACCCACGTGGTGGTATTTTCAGCCGTGCCGGATACCAAACAAAACACACAACTGCAATATCTTTTTCTGGAGAATGGAATCCAAAAGGATTATATGACTTGCGTGGTACAACACCAAACATTATGCTGACAACGGGTTATCAAACAACTGGTTCATATAATGGTAGAGTTTTTAAATCAACAGGTGCAAACTTTACTACTTTAGATAGTGGTGCTTCTACTCCCTTAAATGTTGTATCAACCAACGGTGCAAGTTTTACAACGTGGAATTTAACTTTATACATTGCATTAGGTTCAGGCGCAACCAACATGTACAAGTGGGCTACTGGTGATACCTATGCAACTTCTTTATTGGCATCTGGCCCTACTTGGCAGCCTTATGCTCAACCAACTGGTGGATACATGCCACGAGCAGAACTTTGTGTAGCTCACGCAAACAAAATGTTTGTAGCCAATACTTATGAAGATGGTGTAGCTTATCCTAATCGTCTTCGTTGGTCACATGAGAGTTTGCCAGAAGATTGGTATCAAGATGATTATATTGATATTAATGCTGGAGGAGAAGGAATCCGTGGCATTGTAATTGTTGATGGTCAATTGTTAATATTTAAACAAAAAGCTATTTATTTATTAATGGGTTATGATGCTGACTCTTTTCAACTTGTAGAAATGTCAACTAATCTTGGTATTGACTATCCTCAACAGGCCACCTATGGTAGTGGTGGTGTTTATTTCTTTGATTTTCCTAATGGTTTATATTTTTATAATCGCAATGGTATTACTGATATCTTTGAAAGAATCCGCCCAATAATAATTAATAATGAAATCAATACAACTGTATTAGATGATATAACATTAACTTATATAAACAATAGACTATGGGTATCAATGCCGTATGAAGATGAGAATGTAGGGTCACCTCCTGCTTATCCTTCTGTTAACTTTATTTTTGATTCAACAATTGGACCTAATGGTGCATATACAATGTATCAATCAGCTCCAGCGTTATCCGATGATGCAACACCCGTAGAAATTCCTGGATTTGGTTTATTGTCAGGCACTGAGTGGAGAGACGCAAACGACACTGCATGGTTCTTAATGATTAATCCAGATGGAGATTATCCATATGTATTTTCTGTAGATGACTACGAATATACAAGTGATGATTATTTAGTTGGCGCAACTCCATCATTGACAGGAGAATTTAAATCATCATATACTACAGCGTGGTTTGATGATGGTCGTTATGTACAACTAAAATCATTTTTAAGACCATATTTTGTTATGAAAGAAGTTGATGCGCCAACTGCTATTTTATTAAAAATATATAAAGACTTTAACGAATCAACAGTTAAAGGTGGAATTAGAACTATTGACTTAAACCCAACTGTTACTGGTGGGGTATACGGTACTGGCGTATATGGCACAGCCGTTTATGGAACAGATACTGCTGGAGCTAGCATTAAACGCAAAGGTATATCTCCATTGGGTAGAGCTTATGCTGTTCAATTAGAATTTGACGGACCTGACGCAGCAACTGACAGTATTCTATCTCCAGGAAGAAAATGGGGAATTAACTCAATTGCCTACAAATATAAGAGGAGAAAAATTCGTGGAACTTAATATAATAAAGAGAAAGAAAACTTACTAATGGCTTATCCAAATACAACCCCTAATGAGTTTGAAAACGGTGAAGTTATCTCAGCATCTGAACATAATGAAAACTGGACTGACATTGAAGACTATGTAAACGGTTTATCAGCTGGACTTAATTATGTAGCAGGTGCTATTGGTACTACTGTAATTGCTGACAGCGCAATAACAACCGCTAAACTTGCAAACAGCTCTGTTACTTCTGCAAAGATTGTAGACGATACTATCGTTAACGCAGACATTAACTCTGCTGCTGGAATTGTTGACACTAAGTTGGCTACAATCAGCACGGCTCTTAAAGTGTCTAATTCGGCAACTACGGCTGCTAGTGCAAACACTGCGTCAGCAATTGTTGCTCGTGATGCTTCAGGAAACTTTACTGCTGGAACAATTACTGCAACACTTACAGGCAACGTGACAGGTAACCTTACAGGCAACGTAACAGGTAACGTGACAGGTAACACTTCTGGTTCATCAGGTTCTTGTTCTGGTAACGCTGCTACTGCTACAGCATTAGCAACTGCAAGAAACATTGGTGGCGTTTCATTTAACGGAACAGCAAACATAGATTTGCCTGGAGTTAATACTACCGGAAATCAAAACACATCAGGAAGTTCTGCCTCTACTACCGGAAACGCTGCAACTGCTACAGCATTAGCAACTGCAAGAACTATAGGTGGTGTTTCATTTGACGGAACAGCAAGCATAAACCTTCCTGGAGTTAACACCACTGGAAACCAAGACACATCTGGAACCGCCGCCAATGCGACTACATCGGCTGCTTGTTCTGGAAACGCTGCTACTGCTACTAATGCTTCAGACTCTGCTTTACTTAATGGTTATGCATCAACTATTACTGGTCTTGCAAATACGGTAGCAAGAGTAGATGGTGCTGGTATTTTGGCTGGAACTTATTTTGGAATGGGTCAAAATAATTCAACTTATTGGTACGCTACCGACTATGCAAATACTATTACTATTTTTAGAGCAACTAACAGTGGCGTTTATGCTCAGGCCATAACTTCGGGAAGAGCCGTTATGGTTAACTCTTCTGGAACAATAGGTACCGTTGCATCAACCCGCAGAGCAAAAGAAAACATTGTTCCTTACTCTGACCCAGATAATAAAATATTAAATGTCGGTGCAGTTACTTTTGATTACAAAGCAGAAGTAATAGAAGAAGAAGACCGTGCAAACAGATTCAACCAGTTTGGTATGATTGCTGAAGACCTTCATGATGCTGGACTGAACCACTTGGTTCATTATGATAAAGATGAACAATGTTCAGGAATCAATTATCAAATGTTAGCAGTTGAGCTTCTTGGTGTTATTAAAAATCTTGATGCAAGAATCAAAGTCTTAGAAGGTAGATAATATGGTATTTGACCCGTCACTGTACGAACGTCAGCGTCGTAATCTACAGCAACGTTTTGCTGGACAATCTTCGCTTAACGCTTATCAAAAATACTTATCACAAACACAAGCTAATAGAGCAATGCAGCAAATGGCAGAAGCACCTTTTGGTGCAGCTCGAGAAGTTCCTCGTTTAACTTCTGGTTATGCTCAAAGAGGTTTGACTGGAAAAGGTGTTAAGTCTGGAGTGTACAATAGAGCACTTGGAGAATACGGTCAACAGCAAGCTAGAAGAACTGGATTTGCTCAACAAGATTTAGCTGACTTGTTAAGAGGGTATCAACTAAGAGAATCGCAATACGGAAGCGAATATGAAACAGGATTATCAGATTTAGAAGCTGACAAAACAAGACAAATTGCAGCAGACGCAGCCGCACTAATCAACTTAAGGTAAAAAAAATGGCAATTATAAGTTATAGAGATATGAACAGACCAAGAGTTGTTGCTCCTGGCATTGCAAGAACTCAAAAAAAGGACCTAGATAACCTTTCTGCATCTTTGGTTTCTGCACAGACTAGTCCTGTTGGTGGACAAAGTAGAATGACACCTGCTCAAACTATGGCAGCATATAGTGGGTTTTCAAGTCCAGCTTTTCAGACTAGTCCTGTTGCTAGACAAAACTTAAACGCTCGTGCTGTTGTTGTCGACCCTAACGCAGATGCAAATCAAGTAGAATTTGATTTTAGTCAAGGTGATTTTCCATCTGTAATATCTTCACCTAGCTCTGGTTCTAGTTCTTCTGCTTTAAATGCAACTTTAGATGCACAAACTGCAGCAAATCAGTTAGCTTATAATAAAGCAACAGCTGAAGCAGCAACTCGTGCAGCACAAGAAGCAGCAGCAAGAGCAAGATTAGGCGTAGGTGCTCAAGCAGGTTCTATTAGAGGATTATTAACTGGAACAGGTGCAGATAGTTATCGCGCTGGAGCTGATGAGTTGTTAAAACTTCTTACCGGACAAGAGACTACTGGTAAAACAGCTATTGAAGGCCAATATGATGCAGCAAAAAAATTGCTTGATGCTCAGTATGGTAGAGCATCTGGTCTATTATTTGGAGCTCCAGCACAAGGTACAACCCCTGCTGTAACCGGTGCTTATCCAGCTTTAACTGCATACCTTCAGGCTAATGCTCCACAAGCTTATGCTAATACTACTGCAGCAGCTGCTCCAGTAACACAAAATGCATTAGCTCAATATATGCAAGCACAAGGTGTTGGACCTGGAGTAACAGAACAAGAAGTTGCTGCTCAGAATACAGCAGCACAAGCAGGACAAAGTAACTATTCTGGACTACTTGACGTACTTAAGAGACAAGAAACAGCTGGACAGACTTCTAGATTAGCAGAAGCACAACAGGCTAGCACACTTGCTAGAACTGGACTAGAAGCACAGAATGCTCAAGCAGCAGCTGGTTTAACACAGCAACAGCAAGCGGCTCTTGGCACATTGGCTCAAACAATTAGCGGTCAAAGATTTGGTGTTGAACAAGGTGCAACTGAACGTAAGCAATCTTTGCAGGATGCTCTTACGGCATTGCTTGGAACTGGTTACAATATTACTGGACCCGAAATTGCAGAAGATATTAAAACTAACATAGTTCCTAAAAAAGCTCCTTCAGATGTTGCTGATGAAAAAGCTAATCCAAAGAATAAAAAAGGACAGGCAGTTACTACTGAATGGCAGAAGAAAGTATTTGCAGCGCAACCAAACTTTACTGGTACGTTTAATGAAGCTAAGAAAAAGTTCCCTAAACTTTACGCAGCTTACTTAGCTTCACAAAAAAAGAAATAGGTTAAATCATGGCTCAATTAGACCTTAATGCTATCTACCAATATTACATTGACCAAGGAGCAACTCCAACAGAAGCTCGTCAATATACTGTTTATTATATTCCGTATGGACAAAAGAAAAACTTTACTGGAATTGACACACAAAAATTTAAAACATCAAAGCAATTTGAATCTGAGTATGCTCCTAACTACACAAAATTTAAAGCATTTTCTGATTCAACAAGACCAAAAACAACAGAATTTTGGAAAACAGTTATTGACAAAGTTGATAAAGGTGCAACATACTTAGATTTACAACAAATTGCATATGGAGATTTAGGTGCTGCTTATGCAGATGAAAATGATTTATATACAAATTCTGGATATGTTGACACAGCTGCTGTATTAAGCGCTGCTGGTAAAGTACTTAATGAAAAAACAGCTGTAGCAAAAGCAAAGGGGAAACAAGATAAATCTTTAGATTTTTATGCAGCAAGTATTGGGGCTCCAACTACACGAGCTAAATATGGTTTAGTTGCTGATAAAAAAAATAATATAGTTAAATTTACACCAGCAGCAGATATATATGCTAAAGCAACAGCAGATTATAAAAAAAAGGTAGTGGATGCAGGAATAGACCAAACAAAAGCAGCAGATTATTTAAAACAATTTTCTACAACTCTTAAATCTAGATTAGAAAAAGCTATAGAAGATTCTGGTCGTAATCCATTTGTAGATTTTACACTCAAAAAAGCTGGTAAGTAATGGCTCCAAAAAATTTAGATAAAGTAGCAGCAATAAAAGTAAAAGCTAAAACTGGTAAAGCCATACCTCCTACTACTACTATTGACCCATTTGACCAAATTATTAATGATGTTTTAAATTCAAAAACTACTACTACAACTCCAACTACAGTTCCAACAACGCCTACTACTGTTCCTGCAACAACTAGTGGAACTAATCGTGGTCGTAAACCAATTGTCAGTTCAGTAGAAGCTGCTAAGCTTTTAGCGGCTCAAGAAAAAAGAGCAGCTAATTTAAAAGTTACTCCAGTAGAAACAGCTAAAGCAGTAGAAGATAAAAAGCCAAAAGGTATTTCTGGTTTTCTATCTAAGGTT